ATCAGTTGTACGTATTTCATTATTTTGATTTTGTTTATGACGCATTACATACAATGGTCTCACTCCATACGAATCCCTTGCTACATAAATGATTGGGTCATTGTTGAAATCGGTTGAATCGTGAATAATAAATGAAAAATAACCATCTAATAGGGAAAGTGTATATTCAATTCCAAATTTTTTATATAAATGAATAATAATTTCACAGTCCGAATTTGTTTCTGGTTCAATATCAATCATTTTAAATAATTGTTTAAAATTGTAAATCTCTCCATTACAAATTAGAGTAATGTTATCAATTATTATAGGTTGGTTTGAAATTGTGTCTAGACCATTAATTGCTAGACGATGAAATCCAATCACGGTATCATTACATAATTGAACGAATTGTGAATCTTCTGGGCCTCTAGAAACTCCTTTCATAAATGATTTATGAATTACAGAGATAGGAATAAAGTTCGCATTGTTAATAGAGAGAATATACCACACATATTAATTATTTTAATACTGTAATCTTTAGGTATTTTGAATATAATATTCTATAAGTATATAATATAGTTATGAATTCTAATGGAGTAATGGAAGGAGTATATTATACAAATTTGGAGAGAAATCAAGTATTAAATAATAGAATATCGGATAGAAATATCCCATCGCAATCTTTGCAACCTAATTTTTCAAATAGACCGGTATCTACTAAATATTCAAATTTATCTATAGTAGACCAATATAAACAAGCGTCTGTTCCTCTAAATATATCATCACAATATAACGTAGGAAAAGTATTCAACCCTGGTAATGCTGAGGGTCCATGGTCTGGATATGCAAATAATGTAGATGTTGAAACGGTTTTAAGAAACCAAGCATTTGCTTTACAAAAAGGAGATAGAGGAACATATGTTCCTTCATCTGATAGTGATTTATATAATGTTGAAGTCGTAGGAAGACAAGAACCTCAAAGTCATCCTGGATTGTTTGCTTTACAAGAGTTAGATCCTTTCAATCCAAATAAATTTAATTTAGCCAATGATATATTTAATAATGCTACAAGACAACAATTAAAAAATATAACTCAATAATTTAATAATTTATACAATCTTATACAATTAAAATTAAAAATACAAAATATTTTTTAATTTTATAAATGAATTTAAATGAAATTAATATGATTATTAAATCATCAGATAATGATATGTATAATCCCGAAAATGATGTATCCTATGAGATTTTAAATAATTTAATAACAGAAAACATCTCAAACAGTGTCATTGAAAATGATAATAAAATTAACATTATTGAAAATGATATCGAAAATGTAATATATGACATTTCAAAAAATAAATCAGGTTTTTTACATACACAAACTCATTGTAACGTTTATGATAATTCAAATAATAATAATAATAATAATAATATTAATATTAATTCAATCACGCTTGAATTTTTTGCAAATAATGGATTATATAACAAATACTTACATAAAACAAATATAGAAAATAGTATATCTCACTCTGATAAAAAATTTTATAAAAGAAGAATAATAAATGAAACCAAACAAATGTTAAAAGAAGAATTTGATAATGAAAACTTGAGAGATATATTTAATAAATATATTTTCTCTCTTATATCACATTTTAAATTATCCGATACACATGAATTTATTCAGAAAGAATTTACAGAGGGGAATACAGATGTAGATATTTCAGGTAATTTATCTGATCCAGTGATTGACGGATCTATTAAAGATGCCTCTATTTCAAAACATTCACAATGTAATCCAGATGAATTATTATTCAAAAAAGACAGTAAAACCCTTACAATGGATAAATTTGTAAATAAAAAATCAAAACAAAAAGAAAAACCTAATATGCCATTTAAAAAAAATATTAATTTAAGAGAACCCGAATTAAAAATAAAAGGAATTCAGAAAAAAGAAAAAAAAGAAAATATAGATAATATACAAGCGAATGAAATCAAAAAAATTTAAAATTAAAAAAAATATGGCTAATCCAGAAACGTCTAAATCATTTAATATAAATTTAAAATGTTCTCCAAGTTCTAGTGAAAATCAGCGTCATGATTATACATGTTACTCTGACGATTCCTTATTGAAAATAAGAAATTTTTGGAATGCTCGTCATCCAGATACACGAATTGATACTGAAGAACCGAGAAACATTTGGATCCAGTTGAAAAATAATATGAAAAATGTATGCGATACTGAATCTTGTTGGTTAAGACAAAATTTTATAAAGGAAAAACTTGATAAAGAACTACTTCAATTTACATTTGCTCCAAAATCTCCCAATAGTTGGAAACAAAACAAATATGAATGGTTATCAAGCATAGATATTACTGAGGTTATGAAACAATACGAGCACGCATATCCTTCATTTCAATTTATTGGTCCATCTCCAATAGATTTTGATTCATTGAAAATTTACGGGCAATGTGTATGGGAAGAATTGTGCAAGTTTGAATTATATGATTATATACATAAAGGAAAAACAAAAATAGGTATAGTATTTAATACTGACCCTCATTATAAAGAAGGGTCTCACTGGATAGCTTTATTTATTAATGTATCAAAAAAATATATATACTACTTTGATAGTAATGGGAACCCTCCTCCTAATGAAGTGATAAAATTTTCTGAGCGTGTTAAATCGCAAGGTAATTCTTTAGGTATTGATCTCAATATAATGAGTAATTATCCTCGTTCCCATCAAAAAACCGATTCTGAGTGTGGCATGTATGTATTATATTTTATAATCAAATTGTTAACTAGTAATATAAAAGATCCTATGTTATTTGGAAAAGAACGTATACCGGATGAAGAAGTTCATAAATTGAGAAATGAATATTTTAATCCAAATTTATAACAATATAAAAGTATAATGAATTAATTGTTATAAATGTCAGATTTTACCGCTAATGAAAATAAAGGGATTATTTGGGATATTTTAGTAGAGCAAAAAATATTTGAAAATGTTGAATCTAAATATAAATATGAAATTAAAGATATATTTGAACAAACAATTTTAATAACTGAAAAGCAAGGGAGAGGATTATCTCTCATTGAAAAAAATAAGGAAGTTATAAAAATAATGGTTATAAAATTAGATGCGTTTAAAAAACAATTATTAAATAAACCCCCTGCTGTACCTAGACAATACACAAATGATGAATTACATAAAGAACGACAGTCTGCATTTGAGAGAGAATTAAAAAGAAAGCAGACCGAATTTGATGGATTAACTAGAACAGCACCAGAAAAAATAGATTTTTCAGACGTAGTAGATGAAAAGATAGGGGATAAAATGGATATGTTACTTGCTGAGACAATTGCTTCAAGAGAAAGACAATTAAACCAAGTCTTGCGGACACAGACCCCCGAGCAAGCTACAAAATGGATTGAAGGAAATGGAGATGAAAATAAAGGACAAAATATTAATTTAAAAATAGGAAATGATACTTACATTCAAGACAACATAATCGTGAGTCTTGATAAAAAGGTATCATTCAATGATACAAATAAAATACAAAATTTTTCAATTGATTCTGCTCCAAATACGATAACACCGATTAATGACCAATCACATTCATCCCAAATAAATTCTTCTAATATAGAAAATAATTTTTTCAAAATGCTTAAAAAAGAAGAACTAGATACACCAAACGCGACAACTTTTCATTTAAATAAGTTTGAGACAAATACAAGTGAAAAAATAATAGAAAAAGATATGAAATATGATATCATAAATATAAAACAAGAGATTAAAGATGTTAATGAAAAAATAAATCAAATATTCATAAATCAAACTGATATAATAACATTATTAAAATCAATTATAAAATAAATTTATAGTCTATATTCTTATAATTTTATATTCCTTTTCTCCTGTTGTTTTATTTATAAATACTTCTAATGTTCCAACCTTGATAGGATTTTTTCTTACATAACTATCTAAATCATATAACTCTCTTGTTATTTGATTATAGGCATAATTAACCCCTAATATAGTAAGTTTAACGGCCTTCCAAGTAACTTCACGCCGATTTACCATTGCGGCGGAATCAGTCTCTTCGTCTGTCATTTCAGGTAAATATGAGAAACTATTAACATTTGGACTTCCAAACGAATAACACTGTAAATCAGTATTATCAGGATTAACAGCACAATCAATAGATGTTTCTTTTATAGCCTGTAATAATTGTTTATTTATATTTTCTTTTAAACTTGCAACTTCAAAAAGTTTTTCATCTGTTGTAATCGGACGTCTATCAATATCACTTTTATCTTTTAATTTTAATTCAGTAGATATTTTATCATCAATTTGTTCTTGTGAAAATGTCATAAGATATAAGAATACCTCTACTGTTTGAAGTTCTAAAGGTAAATCATAATGACTACAAATACGTTTAGCACGACCAATAACTTGTTCTAATCTTACAGGGTGCCAATATGACTCGGTTAAATGAACGTATCTTACATTTTTCAAATCTATTCCTTCCGCGCCTGAAGCCGTAATCATCAATACTCTAATGATTTCTCCATATGTGTTATTTGCTGATTTTCCTTGTAATTGTTCTACAATTGAAGTGGGTACATCATTCCAAGAGCTATTATAAATATTTCTGATTATTTCCTTTTCCTCCGCACTTTCAGTTCCAGTATATAAAGCAAACGAAGGTTTAGAAAATTCTTCTGGTGTCATATCAATAATCCATTTATTCATAGAATTTTTTCTGATTTTAAATTCAGAAAATCCATTTGCCTTTAATACCAATTTAAGTATTCCTACTCCTTGTAATTGTCTAAATTGAGAATAAATAAGATGTAATCCTACATGATCCGGTTCCATTATATTTTCTAATATATTCAAAAACTTAGGGCTATATAGTTCAAGCGCTTCTGATGTTAAAAATCTATCCTTATCTTCCCATAGTTTATCAAGTGTATCCTTTATGGCTCTTGCATAATCTTCTTTCCAATTTTTTTTCTCTTCTATTGCTCTGTCGGCATCATCTGCCTCCAAATTACCTTCTTCGTTTAATGTTCTTTCATCTAATTCTATTCCATCAACATCGTCTTCATCTATATCTCCATCATCTAATTCAAAATGAATATAGTCTCTTGGTTTAGGACAATTTATAAAAGGTCTAGGACAAACAAAATTACAAGCTAATCTGGAAAAAATTCTATAACTAGATTTGGTATCTTCATAAACGCCTTCTTTTGCTTTTTTATTTTTACGAGAATTTCTTATTTCTTGTTTTCTCTCATCTATACGTTCTTCTTCATAAACTCCTAATTGAAAATCGCTCATAGGAATTCTAATAATCTTTAAATCTAATGCTGGGTTGAAACGAGGCATTAATTCTTCTATGCTTCTAAAATAAGACGTTAATCCCAATATTCTTCTTTTTAATAAATCAAGATTTTTAACAATATTTGTTTGTCTATCAATAAAATAAGTCGTAAATTGTTCTAAGCTGTCTGGTAATGCTTTATATGTTTCTAGACGAATGCTATTGGGTAACACTTTTATGTCTTCTGCTTTTAAAATAGATACAACCATTTTAACAAAATCCTCATCTGATACATTTCCTCTTTCATCAACATTTATTCCTTCATACAATCCTCCTTTAGGTGATGCTATAAATCCAAATGGGTTTCTTGTAATTGTAAGTGTCGTTGAACTAGATTTGTATTCAATATAATCAACTAATCGTCTGGTATTTAGTTTTGATTCAAATAATGTTTTAATTGTATCAAGACTAACCTTTCTATCGCTTGATATATTTAATTTAAAATGCCATGTTTTGATACGTCCTCTAAGCATATTAAATAATATTCCAATTTCATTAGGGTAATTAATAATAGGAGTTCCTGTTAAAAATACGATTTTAGCATTCTGTGCATCCATTAAATAATTATAAAGTTTGTATGATAATGTGCTTGGTTTATTTACTTTATTTGAAATTCTGCTTATTAAGTTATGTGCTTCATCAACTATAACAGCGGTATTGTCAAATGGATTTATCGTAAAATTTTCTGTTAGCGATTGTAAATTATCAATTCTCAAACCATTATAATTAATAAACTTATATTTATAACGTATCATTTCATCTAGTTGGTCGTTTAGGTCTATTTTTTCAGTACTTGTTAATTCATCATAATTACTTTTAAGTTTAACATTTGTAACCCATGCTCCTCTTTTTTGTCTAATAAAATCAGGGGATAATTTTAATGCCATAGATAATGGATCAATTAATGCTTGATTTGTTTCTACGCTTACATATTCCCAATGTTGTTTTTTTCTGTAAATGGGGTCTCCGCATTTTTTCAATGATTCAATATAATTCATTCTTAATGAGGCTGGAGTAAGAATGTAAACCTGTTTTCCTGATTTTAATCCTTCTGCGATCGCAATAGACGTACACGTTTTTCCAGAGCCTAAACCATGATATAGTAAAAGACCTCTATAAGGAGTATATAAATTAATATAATCCCTTACTAAATTTTGATGGGTTAATAATTCAAATTCTTCTGATGATTTTTTATCACAAGTAAATGTTTTTTTATCACGTATGAATTTCTCTCTGTATGGTGAAAATAAAGATGAAACAAAATTAACAAATATTTTACGATTATTCATATAATAGTCAGAAGCTCTAATAAGAATTTTTGATTGTTCTGGAGGAATTCTATCCTGCAATAAAGTAGACCCAATTATAACATTATTAAAAGGACCTTCTTGAACTATATCTTTCGGTTTTTTAGTTCTTCTTTTTTTAATTTTGATTGTAAAAACTTCTTCTTCTTGTGGCGATAATTTCTTTTTTTCCTCTACTAATTCTTCTACTTGGGCTTGAGGTTCTACGATGTTTTCTTGTACCTTTTCTTCTTCAATAACTAATTTAATTTTCTTTTTTTTCGTTTGTTTTTTTGCTTTTGGTGGTTCTATAGGAGCTTCTGTAATAATTTCTACTTCCTTTGGAGAAGGCACGACGACAGGTTGTTCGGTTATTGGTTGTGTAGGCCTAGACATGACAACTTCTGGTCTTATTGTAACACCTTTAAAATCTCTATTTTTTCTAATATTTTCTAGCAAAGCATTTCTATCAATGTCAGTCTCGCCTCGTTTATCAACAATGAGTGTTTTTATTTCAACTTCTTCTTTTTTAGCGGGTTCAGGAATGATAATCTCAACTTGTTCTATTTTTTTAGGAACAGGTTTATTTTTAAGTTTAGCTAAAAGTAAAGATGACATATATAAATTTAAGACATAAAAAAGTTTTATAAAGATTTTTTTATAAAACATTTATTAATTTAATACCAACTTTTTTTAATTATTTGGAAAAATCATTCGTTGATTCTACAATATGTTTAATATTCTCTTTGTCATACGAAGAATGCCCTGCCATAGTAGGATAAAATTCTGCTTCTGGGAACGCTTTATGAAGTAAATAAGCATATTTGAAAGGGCATATAATATCATATAGACCTTGTATTATTTTAGTAGGAATATGCCTTATTCTATCAATATTTTCTTTTTTTGTCAAAAATCCTTCCTCTATGAAACAGTTGTTACTAAAATAATGATGTTCTATTAATGCTGTAGTAATGTATGATTTATTTTTTTTCAACTCATTTATTGTATGTTCTAATGTAGGCATATTTAATTTTAAATTCATATCTTCCCAAGCGGCCCAAGCTACAAAACATTGGTTTTTCTTTTTTATGCCAAAATCGCCATTAAAACATTTACCATACGCATCTACATAACTGGTTCTATATTCTTTTGGTATAGCATTTCTATAATATTCCCATCCGATTGGGTTTATATTTTCAGCTCCATGTGCTTCAGAGAGCCAATCAATTTCTTCTTGTGTTCCTAAAAAAATAGCTCTTACTATAATATTAGTTACTACTTCAGGATGTACTATAGCGTAATACAGTGCTAATGTAGACCCCCAAGAACCACCGGATAACATCCATTTTTTTATTCCTAATTTTTTTCTTATTTTTTCATAATCATTTACTAAATCTTGTGTGGTATTCTCTCTTAATTCTGAGGTTGGTTTACTTTTTCCACATCCGCGTTGATCAACTAGAATAATATAATACTTTTTTGGATTAAAAAAACGAGCCATACTTGGTCTAGTGCCTCCACCTGGTCCTCCATGGACATATAATACTGGTTTCCCGCTTGGATTACCATATGTTTTAAATGATATAGTATGTATCTCTGAAACTCTCAATTTATATGATTTAAGAGGTTTAATTGGATGGTCAAATAATTTACCATGATATGTTTTTTTTAAAGAATGTCTACATAAATATCTATTAGTATTTGATTTAATAGACTTTGACTTTGAAATTTTATTCTTATATTTTTTTGTTTTCATTTTGTTATATAATATATTTATATAAATCATTATCTAAAAT